ATCAATACAATAATAGTATAAGTGGTTTAGATGCTGATCTTTCTTCGTTTTATTTTCATACATTAGAAAAAGAAGAGCATAAAATAAATAATAGATATAACGAAATCAAATATATGTCTCAAGAAACGGCATTCAGTGCAACTACGTTTGTTAATACACTTTTAGCAGAAGAACCTATAAGAGGTCAGAAAATTATTATTGAAGAATAAGTATGGCATATTCAGAATCATCACGAGATACAGAAATTGTTTCTGTTATAATTGTAGACGAGCTTGGTGAAACCTTAATTGATTTTTCCGAACAGATAACAAGCGGAAAGGTTTCTATAGGTGTTTTAGAATTTGTAGAATCATTGGCTGAAACCTCAATTCGAGGTAGTATATCTGTAGATACTACAAAAGGCGAATTTGATAAGTTGCAATTAGTTGGTAATGAATTTATACAATTTGTATTAAAAACACCAGCAGCGAATGAGGACGAAGAAGATTTTATTATAGTTTCTCCTGAATTTAAAATATACGATTTTGATGAAAGTACTGATTTTACGGATGTTACATTATTACCCGAAGGTGTTAGACCAAGAGCATTAAGTATTCGATTTGCAAGTAAACAGGAATCATCTGTTTTTGATACGAAGAATCCTTTACCTTACGGGTTTGTAGGAAAAATAGCAAATACAATGAGTATAACAGGAGGGGCATTTGCAGAAGATATAGATTTTCTAGCACTAGAAGAAGAATCTGATACTACATGTCCAGGTTTAATTAATGAATTAGCCCTTATTCATTTTGCGGGAGAAGATTTTGAAATAGAAAAAACAGATAATAGTGTTATGTTATCTCCTACAAGGTTTTCGTTTCCAACTAGAAAAATAACAAGGAATATGAATCTTCTTCAATTGATTAACTATGCAACGAAATATGCATGGAAAAGTGATAACGTAGTTGATTCAGATAAAAAATCCGAAACAAACAATGATACTATTCCATTTAGTAAATATGGGTGGTCCAACTATTTTTTCTGGCAAGATCTAAATGGCTGGCACTTTAAAAGTGCAACTAAGATGGTCGAAGATTCCTACAAAAAAGGAATAAAAACATTTGCATTTAGTCAAGATTTATTGAGTCCAAATCGAATCTATAAATTGGATACTGTATCTGATTTTTCGATAGCAAAGGCATTTAGTGATGGTCTTTTGTTTTCATACTATAAGAGAATACATCCAAATTATTCTGATATATACGCAAGATTTTTAGACGATGATAAAAAATATGTTGAAGAGGAATATACTTATAATTATGCCACAGACTATTTGCCTCTACTTAATGGATTGAGATTTTTACCAGATACCATTTACGATCCATTAGATGGAGAAGAAAAACAACTCGAAGATTGGATTGTAAATAGAAAAAATAATGAACTGAAATATGAAGATAGGCTCTTTGGCTACTATGACAACAGACAGCATCGTGATAAAAAGAAATTAAACCGAATTATCGGACGAGGCTATGATGTTGATTCTACAGACTATAGCTCAAATATAATTGATGAAAATTCTGGACTTGAACTTGCAGACTATAATTTGTACCAAGACAACATGTGGCAAGAAATGTTTGACTGTGTTGATATAATGTCTGAATACTCGGATGGTAATACTGGTGAACTATTAGATGACTGTGGGGTTCTAAGAAAAATTAAAGAAATTAAAAAAGAAACATATTTGGCTAAAAACAAATACAAGAGGGCACTCCAGTACAAAGAAAAATGGAATGTTTATAAGTATTCAATATGTTGTGATGGAACAGATGATGTCAATAATGATTTCTTCGCCGTAATTAAAAATCATCAAAAGATAGGTGATAATATCTTTAGATATGAATGGGCAGAGGTTTCTATAATACCTAAGGCAGAACTTGGGTTTGTTGTTGGGTTTGGATATACGGCTGACGAAGAGAAAACAAATGAAGAAATATATTCAGCTGAAATTTTTGGAGATACCGGAATAAATGCATTTGAGCTTTATGATCCAGATGAAAAAATTTCATATGTTCCTCATATAGATCCAGGAAATCAATATTCTGTTGTATCAAGATTCGGATTTTTGTCTGGAACATTTTATTTTAAACGAAAAAATGTTGAAGGTCAAGAACAGGCAAGTGATGATATTATGGATGGTGTAACTGGGTCTATATCCTGGGATTATGTAAAACACCTATTTAAGGGAGATACCCCAGAAGGAATCACATTAACTTTTCACAATAGCCATTATTCTCCTTTCTTGATTGTAGAAAAAGAAAATGCTGCTAGAGGTACAACTGGAAATTACAGTGGGGCATATAATTTAAATGAAATAATGAATCGAAAAATATATGAGGAAGAAACCTACCCAGAAAATTCACAAAATGGAGCAAGTGCAGATATAATATATTATCAAACTTCAGAATTAAATAATTCTCCTGTTGGTAATATATACGCAAATACATCTTTTGATGAGCCTGTATCAACTCTTGAGGAAGATCATTTAGTTGGTCCAGGTATTAACGCAAATTCAAATACAACTGAATATCCAGATGCATTTGATATGATGCCGATAGGTGCATACAAGAAATCTACCACAGAATCAAATGTTGAGTGCAGTGCAACTGCATTTGGGCACGTTGTCCGTATGTCTTCAGTTTCATATGATGATTTACTTAATGTTGGTATAGAGCCAAGAAACTTCCCAGTCGAAGCAAAGAATAAAAGATTTTTCTACTTCTCTGCAGAAAACGCTCACGACGGCAATTGTACAGGACAATGTGAACTATGAGTAACACAGACTTTCAAATAATCAAAATTTTGAGTGAATATATTCCAAGAAAGAAACAAGTCTTTACGGAAACTCAGCATACTTTAAATGATTCTTATATCTGTGCAAATCCTGACGGACCTGTTTATAACTTTGACTGCCCAGAAGATGACCCACTATGTAATTGTCCCTGTAGAGATTTACGACCAAACTCAAGCGAAGTAGTGACTCTTGCATTTTGCAAAGCAAACTTTTTACTTTTTCCTGCTAGTGATATTCAAAGAATTTTTGAAGAAGATGGAAACAACCCAGATCAATTTGCAATAATAAAAAGTGTTTATGATAATAGAACAGAATCTTCAGTTGCCACAATATACGAATTGGTTGACTTTTTTGAAACAGAAGCGGAAGCAAAACAAATTATAAAAGCAGCTATAGCGAATGATGCTGTTAGTGGTGCCAGTGCAGGCATAACGTACGATGAACCTAAAGATGAATATCTTTCGGAATTATTGAATAAGACATCTGAATGTACTCTCATAAATGAAAAATTAGGAGAGGAATGGCTTGGTTGTGATTTGGAAGACCCGAATTCACCCTACAGTTGTAATTGCCCTTGTATAGGAGAATTCTACAGTGCGTATTTAAGATTTAATAGAACAGTTGCTACATTCTGGGACACACCTGGGTATGTTCCTCTAATCTCAACTGCACATAAAGCAGCCTTAATGTCTCAACAGTTAGCAATTACAATTAAAGGAGATCTCTCCATACGTCCAGGAGACGTAATAGAATTGGATCTGATTGAACCCCCATATGGAACAGAGGAAGTAGAAAATATTATTAGAAAATACGGAATACTTACTGATACAGTCAAAAATGCAAAATATACTGGAAAGTGGATGGTTTCAACTATTAAACACATCCTAACAGGTGATCTTATTCATAAAATGGATTTAATATTAATTAGAGATGGAATGATGCAAATTTCAGAATAATCAAAAAATATTCATAAATACTTTTATGGCAAAGTACACAGACATAGATTTTAGTTTTAGTAAAAACAGTTTTACAGGGGATTTGAACAAGGTTCAAGACTCCACTGCTATACGTCAATCTTTAAAGAATATTATATTATCTTACAAAGGCGAAAAATCGTTTGATTATACATTTGGAGGAGCAGCTCAAAACATCTTATTTGAATATTCCGGTGATATAACAATGAATGTTTTAAATAGTATTGATGCTGCGATTCGAAAAAGTGAACCTAGAATTACCTTGAAAAGAGTAGCCCTAGATACTAGTGGGTCTACTACATCAATTTTAATAGAATACGAATATGCTCTGAGTTCTGGTGAAACTGCAACAGAAACAACAACTATAACTACCAGTTAAGGATAAATAATGGCATTACCACCAATTAACCTTTCTAATTTAGAATTTCAAAGTATATACGATAATTTAAAATCGTATCTGAGTAATCAAAGCGAGTTTACTGATTATGATTTCGAGGGATCTGCTTTATCTACTATAGTAGATCTTTTAGCATATAACACATATTATCAGTTAATATTTCAAAATATTTTAGTAAATGAAATGTTTTTAGATTCTGCTCAGAAATTAGAATCGCTTAGATCCCATGCAAAGTCTCACGGATTTGCTATTCAAAACAGATATTCTTCTATAATGAGTGTTAAGTTTTCTAGTTCTGGTGTATTCACTTATACCCCATACACAAAGCACACTGCAAGAACTCCAGATGGATTGACTAGAATTTTTTACAATCTAACTGGATTCACGGGTGAAGCCACAAACGAAACTACATATGAATCAACTCAAACTCTGTATGAAGCTCAGACTGCAGTAATAAATCAACAATTTACTTTTAATTACGAAAAACAACTCGTTTTTATACCAAACCAAGATTTTGATTTTAGAACTTTAGTTGTTAAAGTTAATGGCGTGGAATATCGAAGAGGAAACTCTGTAGAAGCCAACATATATTCAAATAATAAAATTTATTATCTAGAATCAAATGCGAATGGATATGATATCAAATTTGTTTCTGGAATGGTAGATCCAAATACAGGGACAACAATTGGGGATGTTCTTTCATCTGATTCTATTATTACAATTTCATATCTAATCCCATCAGGAAGTTCTGCAAATGGCGTAACATCTTTATCTGCTGATGGATCTGTTACTAGAACTGTGTTGACAACTTCTGGTGGCGGTAGGACAAATTTGAGTTCTGATAATATAAAGTTCTTTATTCCTAGAACATTTGCAGCACAAAATCGTTTAGTGACTGAAAGTGATATTAAAGGTGCTCTTATAGAAGCTGGATATGCTTCAGATTCAAATTCAATTACGCTTACAAATCCTGAGTATGGAGTTGTATATGTTAATACAGATTATACTGGATCCCCGGATGATCTAATAAATTTCTTAGTTGAACATGGTGTTGCTGGAATCTCTTATGGCTGGACCGGAGGATAATAGTTGCTAATTTACTACGCTACAGTACTTGGAACAGGTGATACCTACGCAGATTCCTTTCCATTGGTACAGGAAACTCTGGAAACCTTAGGCAGTAATTCTTACGAATTATCTGGGTTGCCGAGTGGATGTAGTCGTGTATTTGATGTTACAAACTTTTTACCCAGATGGTTAACCGATGAAGATCTAAACGGCGACACACTGATGGTCAAATTCCTTCAGTATTATTATGATTGGTATTATTGTTCTTCTTCCTCTGGAATTTATGCAAACGAAATTTTTGATTATATTGATCCATTAAATTATAATGAAAATGTATATTTGGATGGATTGAATACATATTTTCCAGGCATAAAAACTATTTTAAATGAAAGTCCAGATTATCCTGAATTAAATTTAAATAATGTAAAACAGCTAATTCTTGGTGTAAAACCAGAGGTGTTGCAGAGAAAGGGAACCGAAGCAGCTCTTAATATATTTTTTGGTACATTATTTGATGAAATCGTCTCTGTTGTTGCGCAATTTAAAGACGATACCCCGATAGATTCAATTACAAATAAAAGACTTGAAGTAACCGTATATTATAGTGAGCAATTGAATAGTTCTGCTCAAACTCTTGTGAGACGTTTAATTAGTGAATATTTTATTCCTTACGGCTTAGGGAAAACAGAATTAGGGCAACCATTGCCTATTCTATTCGAGGAATATTCAAATTCATTTCGTGATTTTGAAAATGATGATTCTGCAATAGAAAGTTATAATTCTGGATCTGATGGGGTAACATTAAATGCTTATGAAGCAGTAAAGATAGGAAATTATATTGTTTATAATATGGGTGACACAGGAAGTTTAGACTATAATACTGGTTGTAGTTCTGCTTCTCCTCCTCCCAGAGGAATCACTGCAAATATTGCTGATATGCCTACATATACACACCCAAATTGGTATATTGGAGTTTCGGGTGCGACATCATTTGGTGATATAAATATTTCAGAGTTTCTTTTCCTTCCATATGAAAACAATCCAAACATAGGTATAACAGGTTGCTAACGGAATAAATAAATGCCAACAATATCATCAAATTCAATAAATTTATCCGTAAAAAATGCTTCGACATATGTTTCATCCATAAAAAATGAAGAACGTATTCTTTCATTTTTTCTTGGTGGTATTAGTGCTGATACAAATAATACAAACAGTGAACTTGAAAGAAATAATTCATATAAAAAAGCATCATTTTTTAAGAAAATTGAACCTTCTGAGATTGATGTCGTAACCAAAAAAATAAAATTTGGTTCAACTGTATTTGCTACATGGAATCCATATAGTGATGCAACTGACAATTATTATGTTGTAGCAAATAACAGAGTTTATTTGGTAATTGGTAATGATGAATTCAATAGATCATCAAAAAATGAAACTTATATAGCGTCTGTAACACCAACACATACTAGCGGAATAGCAAAATATGGTGATGGCTATGAATACTTGTACTTATTTACTCTATCTGCTGATAATAAAGTTGTAAGTACAAATAATTTATGGATACCAGTTCCAGATATTACATACACACAATATGCAGGTAGACTATTATATAAGAAAATAGATGATGTTTCTATTCAGGGAATAACTACAAATTTTAAAAATCCCATTATTCCTTTATTAAGCGATAGTGGAACGGGAGCATCAATTAAATTAAGAACAGTAGTCAGATCTAGTCCATCTACAACGGTATCGAAAAGAAAATATACAATTGTTGGAATTGAAGTTGAAAATATCGGAACATCAGAATATTTGGATTATGATCTGAATTCAAGTCTTTCTGCAGTTCTTACGGATCTTTCTGCTGCAGAGATTATTACACTTGAGAACGCTATAACTCTTGGGTTTTGTTCCAA